TTGACAGCAATCTCTGCTTGCATCTCAATATCACGATCATCCCATCCTTTATGGTGTCCATAGAAATACACGCTCACAGCCACCAAGATAGCACCCAATATCACCCAAGGATTAGGAATCATTGTTCAGCCCTCGCTAATGCCCTCTCATTGGCTATTTTCTCCTTCTCAGGGTCAATATAGTCAGGTGGAGTAGTAGGTGGTGGTGGCGCTCTCCATTCCTCATCCAAAGGAGGATTTACCCATACAGGCAAATCATTAGAAGTAACCGATTGTGGTGCGCTTACAGGTACAGGCGTAGTTGGGGGTGGAGTGATAACAGCAGGGGCAATCTTCTCAGCCAAGGCTTTAGCACCTTTATTAACAGCAAACATACTTACGATTGTGGTGATACTGCTTGCCATGATAAGCACAATATCGTTTAGCATCTTGGTAAATGCTTGGTCAATAGGAGCCATTGACTTTATAGGTTGGGTGACAAATATCACCGAATACAGCATAGAACTGACAATTCCACCAAAAACAAACATTAAAACAATAACCACAAATGCCCATACAACGGCTTGAATGATTGTTACCAATTCATCAACTGTTTTGATTTCAAATCTCATTTTTGTGGCTCCGATGGGGTTTGCGCTGGTACTATGGCTTGCTTTTCAAGGATTGGGGCAACCAAGTAATCAGGACAATCTTGACTAAATTGACAATCAGGACGCTGACAACGCTTGGCAGAGAAGTTTTTAGGCTCCTGACAAAAATATCTCACACGCTCGTCACAGCCTATCAAAAACAGCAACAAAATAAGAACATATCTCATTTGGTTTCTTTCAGTTCTTGTTTCAATTTACGCAATTCTTTTATCTCTCGTTTTAGTTGTGCTTTCATATAAAGAGTCTCCACATAAGCCATTGAGGTTGCGCCAACAACAACACAAAGCATCACTCCGATTAAAACCCACCAGATAAGTTTTGCAGTTGCCACATTAGCCATCCAAAAATCAATGATATAAACACAATAGCAACCCCTCCACTTACCATCTCAATGACAAATATTTCTTGTTGTTCTTGTTCCCATCTTTGTTTTCTTAATTTCTTAACTTCTTCTGATCTAGCCCATTCTTGCTCTTGTTGAATTTTTGCATACATTTTTAAGAACCTTGTATAGATTGCCTTCAGTTCAACAGGGGCATAGACAGTCATTTGCTCCCTAATTTGAGCATCAAGATTTTCCATTTGGAGTTCCACCAAGGCACGTTCAATAGCCTTTTTAGAAGTATTTTGAGTTGGGTCATAGTGTTCCTTTGATTCTGCCTCTAGAGAGGCGTAGTAGTTGTTTAGTTGAGCCTGTATGTCAAAGAAGTTGCCCAGTTGGACTCCCACTTCATTGATGGTTTGTAGTTCAACTTCTTCATAAGTCTGTTGCTTCTTTGAAGCGGCTTTCGCTTTCGCCAAAGGCTTGGGGGTGTCTTCTGGCTTGGACTTGGGTTTTGGGCTAAACAGTCCAACAATCCAATCCCATATTCCCTTGATGGCCTTGACATCAGCCATGACTCCTTCAATTGTCTTCTTAGCACCCTCCAGTTCCATACGCCCTTCATGGAGCATCGCACACCCTGACTTGATGGCAGAGACTGCGCCTTGAGCAAGGAGGAGGAGAGAGAAAGGATCAATGGTTTACTCCTATTTATACTTTGACTCAAGATCATCAAGTTCTTTTTGTTCTTCAGGAGTAAGCCCAAGACCAACATTTGCAGGTTTTGGAGGCGTAAAGTCATCTTGTGTGACTCCAGACTTTTCATATGCTTGATTAAGCAATCCAATGGTTTTTAACAATTGCGGCTTTTGACTTGCTTGAGGAAGATCAACAATCTTTCCATAAGCACTTTCTGCTTTCAATATGTCTCTAATTGCATCACGATTAGTTGCCATTTTTGCCAAGACTCTAGGAGCCATTAGTAAGCCACCACCAGCCAAAACAGCACCAGCAGTACCCAATTCGCTATAAGCATATCCAGCACCACCTGCGGCTAGGATTGCTTGTACAGCACCACTAATCTGATTTGCTTGTGCTGAATTGATTGCCAAACTAAAGGTATTCTGTGGCTTTGTCTGGCTTAATTTGGCGGCATTTGCAAGCACTTCAACATTTGATCTAACTTCAGGTGAAACTGCTTCATTAAATGTCCTGTTGAACTTCTTGTCTGTTTGGAGTTTCTTTTGTAAATTTATTAGACTTGTAACAGATACATCTGTTCCTTCTTCTCCAAGAATACTACTTAAATATCCTTTTTGGACAGATATTTTGACAAGATTAACGTCTAGATCAGGATTTAGTTTTTTTGCCCTATCAAGAGATGTGTAAAAGTCTTTGATTTCAGAAACATTGCCAGACTGAAATATTGTTTCTCCAACACGCTCCGCTGTCTTGTTGTTCAACTTAGCCAAGGTTGTTGGGAATAACTCAGTAATGCTAGACCGATAAAAAGCCGAATTTTCATCGTATGCTTTTTTCAATGCAGGATTTAACTTGGTGGCGGCATCATCCATTGCTTTTTCAATAGAAATAACCGCTTGAGTCAAAGTGGCAACTTTAGGAGAGTTTGCGCCAAATTCTGATTTCGCCTCTCTTAGTTGCTTGTTTAGATTTGACCTAAATTCATGTGCATCAGCAAAAGTAATTTCATCTTTAAGATCAGAAATAGCCTTTAACTGTGAGGTTACTTCATTGCCAAGACTTGTAGATGGATCGCCTGTTTTAGATATTTTGGCGGCATTATCTAGTTGTTGTTGGGCTTTGCTTGACAATGCAGATGAATTAACCAAAACATTCTTACCACGCTCATTTATTTGAGTATAGGCTTCTCTTGCGGCAAGACTTAATTGATCTTGAGCATTTCCAATCACATCTTTGTATAAAGCCCCAGACTCTAAATCAGTCAAGGTTCTGCTAGAAATGTCATCTAAGACTTCATTTCTCTTTGCTGTTAATGCTTGTAGATTTGCTTTATCTAGTTCATCAAATATGCCTCGACCAGAGATACCAGCACGACCAACTGACTCAGTTATGCCTCGTGTCGCTGTTGGCTCTATTTGATACTTAGTTAAAGAGCCACCTTCTCGCTCTAACAACTTTTGAACTTGCAACTTCATTTGAGCATCTTTTGGCAAGGCAGACTCAAATATCCCAAGATTAGGTATGTTGTTTTTAGCAATTTTAAATGCTTTACCGCCTAAGTTAAAAACAACATTTCCTGCGGCATCAAATGCCATGTTTGTAGCAACATTGCTTAGTTGCTCTGCAAACTGAGGCTCTAAGCCCATTGGCTTGCCCATAATCTCATCAATTTTTTGTTTGGCAACAGTACCAGTTAAAGCACCAGCACCACTACCCAACATACTTCTAATTGCTAATGTTCCAGCAGTTCTACCAGCAGTTGCACCCAAAGGAGATTTAGTAGTTGCCACACCAATAGCACCACCAACCAAACCACCTATATCTGGCAAACTTTCTTTAACAGCAGTACCAAAATCTTGTGTAAAAGTTCTTGGTTCATACTTTGGGCTTAGAACTGAAGAAGCCGAGCCATAACTAGCCTCTAAACTATCAAGTTCCGCTTGTTCTTCTGCTGTAAGTGCCATAATATTTTCCTTAATTACTATTGTTGTTGTCCTGCTTTAAGGCGCAACTCTTTAAGTCTATCTAAATCTTTCTTAACGTCTTTGTTTGCCAATGAACGTTCTTCAGCAAAATCAATCTCATTTAAGTTCTTTTTAGACTTAATAGCCTCATTGACTCTAGTGTTCAACTTTCTATCTATGCTTGCTCTACGTTCAATTTCATCTGCAACATAGTTCAAAGTCTTTATTGATAAACCGCGAGTACCAATGGTTGCTTTTAAGAACTCCCTGTCTTTATCAGACAAAGCACCTTTCAACTCACCCGCTTTACCAATTGTCATTTCATTCAATATAGTGTCAACTATTTGCGATGGAGCAACGCCTTTAACATCAATACCAAAAGCCTCTGCAACCCTTGCACCTTGCAAGACAACATCAGAACCAACACCCACAAATGCTTTTGGCAATAGTGATCTTAAATTTTGCGCCAAAGTAATACGATCAGATGCAGTAAATGCACCTTTTTCTATCTCTGCCGCAAGATCGGTCTTATTCTTAGATATTTCTATTGGTTGTCTAGTATCAACAGAAACAGTAGTTCCTCTTCCTTTTCCTACACCTTTAATGGCTTCATCTACTTCTTTAATTTGTGATTCAGGTGCGCCAGCATCAATTAGTTTTTGACGATATTCTTGTAAATCTTTAATTTCTATTTTTGGCACTTTTTCTATCTCTACCAATTTACTTATATCGCCAGTATTTGCATACTCTGCAACGCTTGCAGGAGTATATTTTCCAGCCCTGATAAGTTGTTGTAAAGGCTCTGCACCAGCACGTTCACGCATATTCTTTGTAACTTGTGAAAGTTTAAACGCCGCCTCCCTAGCCTGATTAGCCAAAGCATTAGCACCTTGCGGGTCAAATGGTGCTAACTCACTTGCGGCTCGTGCAAGAGACTCTGGATCATTAGGGTCAGTTCTATTGAATATTGCATTTCGTGCGCTAATAAGTTTTAACTGTGGGTCTTGTGCGCCCATAACGCCACTAATACCACGACCTATTTGTGCCGCACCCGCATAAACATTGGCACGACCAAAAGCATCTGGAGACAATTGCCCCATTTGTACGCCTTGCCTCAGTATGTCTTCACCAACATTTTGTTGGTACATCTCAGGAGTAATACCAAACAATCCACCTACGATATCTGTTGCCATGATTACTCCTTAAAACTGTTGTTGCATTGGGTCATAGTAGCCAGTATTAAATGTGCTACCAGTACCGCCAACATTTCCAGTACTAACTAATGGTGATGTTAGATAAGTACCTAATGCGTTTCCCAATAAAGAATTGGGGTTACCCAAGCCACTCAAACCATATCCCAATGGACTAGCAGTAGCCCCTGCGGAAGTACCGATATTGCCGCCATAGACAGCACCTCTTAGTCCTATCTCTCCAGCCCTTGCGCCACTCAATGATGACTGTTGGGCAAGTCCTTGGCTTAAAGCAAATGGTTGTTGTGCCATGTTCTCCAACTGACCAGCCTGACCAAACAAACCTGTACCAAAGGTAACTTGTTGCTGACCCGCTTGTTGTGCTTGTGCCGCCAACTGTGCATCTTGTTGTGCCAAGGCGTTGTAATAGGCTTCTAACTCAGGATTAGAACCCATCAAGCCTTGTGCGCCACTTGGACGCAAACCAGTAGAACCTACTGACAAACCACCACGACCTGTCTGAAACTGTTGGTTTCTAATGTTTGCCAACTGTCTTTGACGGCTAGGATCGAGCAAGTCATATTGCTTAGATATATATTGTTGAGCAACTTCTTCAGGAGATTGCGCTAAATAACTAGCACCTAAACCCATAAGCCTGTTTTGTGCAGAAGTAATCTCAGGTGCGGCTGTATAGCCAGCACTTATCAACTGACCAGTAGTAGGATCAACTTGGAAGTTAGATGTGCCAAAACGGGTAGTTGTGCCAACGGGTCTGAACTGTGCGCCAGCAACGCCTTGTCCTGCCGCTTGTTGTATGTTTCTTTGTGCTTGAAGTGCCGCATCCCTAGACTGTTGCATTTGCAACAAGCCACCAGCGGTTTGCAACCCACCTTGGACAACGCCCTTTTGATTTAGGAAGTTCATTGCCCCTTGAGCCACACTACCACCAGCCGCCAATGCTCGTTTGATTGCGGCCTGTGTAGCCGCATCTAGGGAGGATAAAGGATTATTACCACCATAGGTTTGTGCAGTTAAAGCATCAATCTGAGCCTGTGTATAAGGTGTGCTACCTGTGTCGTAGAAACCTTCTCCACCAGTTATATCTTGTGCAGGGATTGTGGTTGGCGAAAATAAGCCACTTGTTGTGTCATAAGCGTCACCGCCACCATAATATGTGTAATCATCAACTGCCATGTTATTTGCTCCCGTTGTTCCTTGACTTGAAGTTCCGCTTGAACTTAATAAAGTAGATGGTGTCGCTTGGTTTATTACGCCACCTGTTACGCCACCTTTAACTGATTCTTCTAATGATTTGCCACTAAGCAAACCAGCAGTAGTCCCACCAGCCACATTGCCAGCAAAACTAGAACCTGTTTCTGCGCCAACAGCACCACCCGCTTCTGATGCTATTGAACTTATGACATAGCCTTTGGCGGCATCTTCAAGACTTCCACCTCTGGCTATTACGTTGCCCGCTTGAACTGCTTGTACATAAGGAGCCGCTTGCCCTGCTGTTGCAACATTTATAACAGTTGCCCAACCGCCTGGGATTTCTTGATTTACTGTGTCATCAACTTCTGCCAAAGCATCTGAGACATTACCAACTGTATCTGTAATGCCACCTTCAATTTGTCCAAGTATTCCACCACCACCAGAAAAACCTAAATTTCCAATTTCTTTTGTAAGTCCTGACCCAACATCAGAAACTACTGAACTAGCACTCTCAAGAACACTAGAAACGCCACCTTGTGGCTGAATTCTTCTATCCCCAACATGGCGAAACGCATAGATGGGGAGGTCTGGTATACCTAATAGGGCAAGACTATTTCTCATATCTGTGCTTTCCAGTTGTACTGTTGCAAGTCAGATGCTTGTACATTCAAGCCAAGACGCTTCATTAGTTCCACAATACCTTGGTTATCTGCTTTGCCATAGACAGTCTTAATACCTAAAGCCTTACCTCTTCTGATAAAACCAATAACAGCCTTTGCCAATGTTCTAGGACTATCTTCAGTAAACAAGTGAATTTCTGCGGATGTTGGGTTAATCTTACGCACCAAAAGAACAGAGTCGCTCTCTTGCATCAAAACAGCAGACTTAGCCTTAACCAACGCACTAACAGTACGCAAGGCTTTATCAGGGTCAATTTTGCGTTTGACCGCATCTGCTTTAATGATTTCTGATGCTTTCATTACATTGTTCCATTCGCAATGATGTTGCCAATCACAGTCAAATTACCAGAGGCATCAATCTTTGCCACAGGCGTTGATACATTGTAGATATACAAGACATTTGATGCTTCAACAAACGAGAAGTTTGTAAATGTTCCATCTGCCTTGGAAGCAATAGCAGTTTGGATATTAGTAAACTCTGTGTCAATCTCAGTGCCTTTAACGACCTTGGAAGCATTGCCTGACGCAAGCGCATCTTTAGCCGCAAAGTTGGTGGTTTTTGTATAGTTCATGTCAAATTCCTTGTTTCATGTATGCCAAGATTAGTTCAAGTTCTTCCACAGATGAATTCATTTTAATTCTGTTGGCTTTCCAAGAAATAATTTGTACATTATTTTTTGTATAGCCTTTAGTTGAATCAATACGATCAATACTTGGACTATCTTCTCTGAATCCAGCGTCACCAAAAATTAACTTTGTACCAAATATAGGGCATAAACCATCTTCAGGATAAATGCTTTTTATATCATCTAAGGTTAAATTGTTTTCTCGTGATTTTTTCTTTGATCTTTGTTTAGAAGCATTTAAAAGCATTTGCAAACGAAACTCAAAATTCTTTCTTTTGTTTTTTTGATAATTTCTTGAATAATCTAGTATTTGATCTTTGTTTTGTATTCTTCTGTTTTTTTGATACTCTAGGTCACATGAACGGCATTTGTACTGCAACCCATCAGGAGTAGCATTATTTTTTGTAAACTCAAATAGAGACTTTGCTTCTTTACAAGAACTGCAAAACTTTGATTTTTCAATAACTTGTAAATTTGCCATGTTTATTCCTTACCCAAGTTTTCCGTTTTTAGCCTGAATCTCAATCTTTTGGATGCTGATAGCAGAACCATTGATCTGCACTTCATACGCTGTTTGCACAACTTTTCCATAGCCAGATGCTTGACCGATCAAGGTAGAGATTTGTATACCTTGTGAGTAGTACGCTACAGGAACACCATTTGCACCATACTCAGCAACACCATACTCAGCAATTGTTGAAATAGGAATTTGCGCTTGAGTTGAGTAATATTGACCAGAAAAGTCAAACGACCATTTAATGATTAACTGTTGGTTTGTTCCACCAATAACCACCACAGAGATTTTCTTCAGGATTGATGTAACATTGGCATCACCTAAGTCAGCATAGTTGGTGTAGTACTGGAAGCGATAGGTAGAGGCATGGTCAAGATATGTCCCATATTTGCCAACATACCCATTCTTGCCAATCAGTAAATCACCATTTCTGCGAGACAAAAGAGCCGTTGGTTCAATAGAATCCCAAGTTGTTACCCTTGCAGACCCATCTTGCAACTGAGCCTTGGTATCAAATACATAGACTTGTTTGGCAACAGGAAGGGTTAAAAGGTAGAAAGCATTGACTTCTGAATAGACCGCCTTGACGTTTGCCAATGTCTCGCCCGCAACATAGGTCATCAAGTCATTACGCACATTCTTTGACAAGTCACGCAATGGTGCTGACTTCTCTTGGATAGTACGCAAAAGACTACGCACACCAGAGTTAGACAAGAAAACAATATCTGAACCCGTAGAAACTATGGAATCCCTTGACAAGCAACCAATGTTGCCTATGGTGTCAGCCAATGACATTGTGGAAGGAGTTGTAGCCCCTGAGTAAACTAATATCTGACGTTTACCAAAGATAACCAAGAAGTTATTGTGTGCGCCCAACCCCATGATCTGGTCTGCGCCATTCGCCCAAACCCTAGAAACATCAAGAGTCCCAGATGTTCCCGCAGTCCAGTTATGCCCTGCCAACAAGTCAGAGAAACTAATTGTTACATTGTCTGCCGTAGTATCAGCCACCCATAAGCGACCAAAAGCAGAAATAACAATGTTTCCCAATGGAACTGTGCCTGTATAACCCGTTTTTTCAGACACACGCCTAAATGTTGTGGTGCTTACCGCAGGGTCATAAATCAAAGGATCAAAGCCAGATTGGAAGAAGTAAGTAATGCCATTCAAAGAAGCACATTGCCAATTGCTTGCAGTAATAGTTGGGGCAGTACCGCCGCCCCCATAGGTCAATTCCACAACTGTATTAGTGGAACTGAGTTTGAATAACTTGTTGTTACCAGCAAACAATACAGTTATTGTTCCATCAAGTTGCACTAACTCATGGATAACTTTTACATCGTTTGCACCTAAGTTGCCAGAGGATGAATTAACCCTTGAGAAACCTTTTCGTGCGCCAATACGTCCATATTGGTCAATGACGCAATTGGTGGCAATAGACGCATACCCCGCCTCCAATGTCAAAGGAGAGTCTTGCGTGTTTAGCCCAAAGAAGCCTGGGGCTTGAACACTAAAGGTCTGCAATCTTTGCGTCATATAGAGACAAACTCCTGATTCTCTGGATAGCGTGTGCCTTCCAAAGCAATATAGTCAGACAACATTGCCCGATACAGGTTATATGCCTCTGAGGAAGACAATCCACCATCTTCACCACGCTCTACCAATGCTCTTGCGTAGGCGTTTTGCACCACTAAAACATCAGGAACTTTTACTACTGTGGCATCTAATGCCAATGTTGGTTGTGGGACAGTCAGCATAAACTTAACTGTATATACAGCATTAGGGATTGGATAGAGTTTTACTTGTGTATCGTAAGAACCATCTACCCCATCAAAAGCATATTCTGTGGGTGTTTCAGTAGCAACAGGCGCAAAGTTCAATTTGCGGTTCATGTCCACAAAACTAATGTTTTTTAGCCATAAAAGGCTAGTTGTATTGATTACATCCATAACCTGAAACTTCTGTCCAGCCCCTGTAAGGGAATAGGTAGAGGTACTGGCGGCAGTTGTAACTGTGATGGTTGCACCCAAGGCGTTCCAACTAAAGGCATCTTCAACCTGACGCTTGGCATCATTGATGAATTTGCCAATCAAGGTGGAATAGGTAGTTTCGCTGAAAGTTGTGACCACAGGCTCTCTGAGTCGCACCAAGACATCGTTTACAAGTTCTAGGTAGGTCATGCTCTAGTCAACCCTTCTTCTTCAAATGTGGCTATAAAACTGAATGAACTTGCAGACTGAGTAGTTATCTTGATTTTGTCACCTTCTTCTAAAACAATATAGGCGTTGCCATCAAACTGCAAGTAAGTTTTTGATGAAAAATCGTATTGAGTCAATATATCAAGTGTGCTATTGGCACTTGCGTCAAACCATTGAACAGTAATATGCTTGGTAGACCCACCTGTATTGTGTATATACATTACAGTAAATTTAGAGTAATAGCCTCTAGGACACGTATAGACTGTTGTGTCTACTGCCGCTGTGGGACTAACTCCAACTGATAATGCTCTCATTTCGCTTTTGCCTTATTTCGTTCAGAAATAGACTTAGCCTTTGCCTTTGCGTCAGCCTTTGAGGATGCACCCCATGCTTTGAGCGAAAGAAGCAGTCTTGTCGGTTCACCATTCTTGTACTCAGGGCCATCGTTGCCAGCCATACGAGCCAAGAAACTTGCTCTGCGAGGGTTATCCCCCGACTTTACTGGTGCTTTTAAATTACCACCAGTTTCCGCATTATAAGATGATCTTCCCTTGGAGTTCAACCCTCCTTTAGGATTTTTACCTTCGGAGCGTTGCCAAGCAGGAGTTTTCATCACTTCACCTTTTTTGGTTTCTTTGCGGTTTTAGCAGACTCAATAAACGCTTTGGCAGTTGGCGCACCTTTGCTACCAACTTTCCGCATACGTTCACCAGAGCCAGCCTTAATTCTTGCTTGTTTGGCATTGATATTGGCATAAAGTCCTTGTTTCATTTCTTCTTCGCCTTACCAGCCTCTGATAGGGCAATTGCTATGGCTTGTTTCTGAGACTTAACAACCTTACCACCCTTGCCTGAGTGCAGATCACCTGCCTTGTACTCACGCATGACTTTGCTAATTTTGGCTTGTGCTTTGGTCTTTTTCATACTAATACAAGACCTTTGCTGTAATAGTTCCAGAGGTGTAGGCTGTACAGTTGGCTCTCAAATACTTTGGCGCATTGGCAATAGTGACAATGCCATCAGCAGTCAAAGCAGTACCAATCGTTGCAAATGTTGTCCCATCAAGACTTCCTTGGAAAGCAACAGTAGCGGTTGTTATGCCTGTAACTTGCAGAAATGCGGGTTGTCCTGCGTCTGCTTGCACAGCAGTAGAAGCACCACTTGCAGTTACTGCATTTAATAGGGTTCTTGCGCTAGATAGTGAACTCATTTGCCTCTCCCTGTTTTCTTCATCATGTTAGTTGCGGTACGCTGACCACGCATAGGCATAGCCTTTGGCTTACCAACTGCCACCATAATGGCAATCGGCATACCCTTTTTCTCTGATTTCTTAGGCATCTTTGAGCCTGTCATCTTGCTTGTTTTTCCGTACATCATGGTTTCTCCTTGGTTATTGGGCCACCTGATTTCCACGCATCACAGGTTCTGAGTGCGGCACAGGTAAATTGAAATAGATCGCAATATCCTAAATTAGCCGCCTTGACAAAATTCTCGTCATAGGACAACTCATTCTCACCCTCATCCTTCTCTAGTCCACCAGTGATGCACTCCATCATCTTAGGAGTCTGGATAAATGCGGCACAGTTGCCACATCGCATCCCCATAATGTCTTTAGTAGGGGCGTTATACATCTTCGCCTTCTTCAACCAAAAAGAGTCATTTGGCTCATCAGGGTTAGGAGGGCCATACCCATACTCTTTGAAAGCATGGTTTCTGTTCTTTAGATTAATAGAGACATCCTGAGTCGATACAGGACAAACTACGCCTGAGAGCAAACCTTCTTTCATCGGAGTAACTTTCCACCAACAAAGGTGATAACGCCACCAAGCATTGAGGCTATGGTCATACCCATCCAAAAGCCTCCTTTTGACCTGTTTGCCAACTCAAGGAGAGCCTTGACATCATTAGCCAATTGGTGAACTTCGGCCTGCAAGGAAGCAACCTGTGCCTCTAACTTGCCAAAATCTCTAGCGTCAATGTCACTCATAACTGTTCCTTACGGGGTCTGCCCATAGGTTTCTTCAAAGTTAGTGTCTGCCTTGTTCCATCAACCTTTTCAACCTCCACAACAGCAGAAGTATCAACCTCTGTGTATTCTGGATGCCTACGCATCTCGACAATATCAAAGTCATATCTGAATTCGACTGTATTGCCAGATTTATTGCAACGAAACAAAGCCATATTTATCCTTAAAAGAAAGGGGAGCAAGCCCCCCAATCCTTAAACCATACGAACTACAACTAGACGTAAAGTTGATGAAGCCAAGTCAGCCGTTGAGCCAGACTCGTTTTGGATGCGGAATTTAACTGTATTGGCGGCTGAGACATAACCTGTCACAGTCAAACCAACCAAATCCACACCTAAAGATGCACCAATAACCATGTCACCCAAAGCGACACCCGCTACTGTTACGTCATCGGTTTCCCCTGCGCCATCGACTAAAGAGCCAGCGTCAAGAGTAGCCCGAACTGACCAAGTATCAGAGAATAAACCCCGAAAACTGTCAGTACCTCTGCGTGTTACAACTGCACTTGCTGTTGCCATAATAATTTCTCCTAATTAGGTTAAAAAAGT